GCACAGGGCTGAGGAGCTAAATCTTATTACATCTACCTCACCAATTCATCAATTTACCAGGCTCTTTGTATTATCAAGCGAAATGAAGCTTGAGGAGAAGTTCCTTAGTTCATCCGCTCTTGGCGATAATCGCATGTATATCTGGACCACTCACGGACGCCTACAAATTGACTTGTATCACTACATTAAACGCAACAATGTACTATCATCTTATAAATTGGACGAAGTAACAAAACACTTCATGTCTGGCAAACTTAAGAGCCAGGAATATGTATCTGGTAAACTTACACTCACTGTGGCGGGAGCAATTAAAGATGTAAGAGCTGGTCGTGCTGTTACTCTACTTGATGATACTGGAGAGACAGTATCGCCAAAGATGACAGTAGAGGCGGTTGATGGCAATAAAATTATAATCAGTTGTGAGTTGACAGAGGATGATTTGGCTGAAATGGAGGATGCTACTAAGTGGGTTGTTGTAAAAGATGATGTTAGTCCTCAGGACATTTTCCGCCTTCATCGTGAGGGCGCCAAAGGTCGTGCAGTAGTAGGGAAATACTGTCTTCAAGATTGTGATCTAGTCATTGAACTGTATAAGAAGCTGGAGACCTTCAATAATACTATGTGTATGGCAAATGTATGCTCGGTACCCGTTTCGTATATCTTTACGCGCGGTCAGGGCATTAAGATTGAATCTCTCATCTTTAAGGCCTGTAGAGAACGTGATATTCTCATTCCTATACTATCAATTCCTAAGCAGGGTAATAATGGTAGTGGTGGCGAGGATTCATACGAAGGTGCGATTGTTCTCAATCCTGATCCTGGTTTCTACTCTGAAAGCCCCATCGGCGTATGCGACTTCGCCTCTCTATATCCCTCCACAATTGTAAGTGAAAATATTAGCCATGATTCTCTACTTTGGATTAAGGACTTCAAATATGATGGGACACTGATCTCGCACAACTGGGGTTCAGAATTGTATGATAATTGTGAAGGGTATGCGTATACAGATATTGAGTTTGATGTCTGGCGACCTGATCCCAATGATACGCGTAAACATCCCGTTAAAATTAAGTGCGGTCGGCGCATTTGCCGTTACGCACAGCCTCTTGATGGTACTAAATCCACTCTGCCCCAGATTACTACTTGGTTACTACAAGCACGTGAGGCTAAAAAGAAGGAGATGAAGAGTGAGAAAGATCCTGAGAGGTATGCTCTTCTTGATGCTGAACAGTTGGCTTATAAGCTAACAGGCAATTCCCTATACGGACAGCTAGGTTCAGGCACTTTTAAGATTCGGCTTCAAGCACTGGCCGCGTCTGTAACTGCATATGGTCGCAAACAGATTCTGTTTGCCAAAGAGGCAATTGAGATATTCTATGGGCCGGCGACAAATCGCAATAATTGTACAGCAAAAGTAGTATATGGTGATACAGATTCTCTCTTTGTAGCATTCAATCCTAAAAATCCTGAAACAGGAGAAAGGTTAGAAGGGCGAGAGGCTCGCCAGGCTACGATTGATATTACCGATGAAGCGGGCCATTTCATTACCAAGGTTCTTGCGCCTCCACACGATTTTGAGTTTGATAAAGCCTTTGATCCCATGCTAATGTTCTCCAAGAAGCGGTATGCGGGAAATATGTATGAGAACAATGCGGATGACTATGTTCACAAGTATATGGGTATTGCCCTAAAACGACGCGATAATGCTCCAATTGTCAAAACAATCTTTGGTGGTGCGATGAAGATGCTACTTGATAAGAGAGATGTAGCAGGCGCTTTCAAGTTTGTAAAAGATAAGTGTTTGGAGCTGGTGGAGGGTAAGGTGAGTTTAGGACAATTAACTGTTACTAAATCGTTGAGGGCCGATTATGCCAATCCACAAAGTATCGCTCATAAAGTACTGGCGGATAGGATTACTCAGAGAGATCCTGGCAATGCTCCAGTTGCAGGAGAGCGAATTGGATATGTATATATTAGTGCCAAATCAGGACAAGAGGTCTCAAAACTACAGGGAGATAGAATTGAAACACCTTTGTATGTAAAAGAGAATAATTTGATACCTGATTATCGGCATTATATTGAGCATCAATTACAGAATCCGATTTCGCAGGCATTTGGTCTATTACTTGAAAAGATTCCTGGATTCACCGCTGCCTTAATACAAGGTTGTCCTAGTAAACCCGATATTATGGACGGTTCTTTAGAAGCAGATAAGATGTTAGATGGGTGGTTAGGATTTCGTGAAGCAGTGGCCGCGCGACTACTATTTGGTGATTGTTTGAAGAAGTTTGAGACATCAAGTCGGCAAAATGCTATTGTTAATATGTTTGGCAAGGGTGCGATTATTAAAACATCTAGTTCTGTAAGACGAACACCAAAAAAGAATACTGTAGAAACTAGTAGTACAAAAACTACACAAGTTCAAAAATCTATGAGTAGTTTCCTACTTGATAAAATGATTGTTGGTGATATTAAGAAAAGAGAGAAGGCGGTAGCGGCTAAGAAATCTAAAGAACAAAAAGAGCAGAAAGAGCAAAAAGAATAAAGTAATTAATATTATTTTTAACTTCCGACTTACACAATATAAAATAGTATATGTATATTAGTATAAAATGGGAAATAACACATCAAAAACTAATTTACATATAAGTGTAATTTATGATAAAAAAGCAGCCCAGAATCTTTTGAATGAAGCAGAACAAGATGATTTTTATATAGAGGAATGTCATGATGATAGAGCTAATTCATTAGCACGCAAAAATTTAACATATTCTGCTAATTCAATGTCTGCTGGTGAACATAAATATGCCACAGCACATTTAGAACAATCAAAAGCACTAATACCTGTAAGACTTTTAAATGATTTGAAAGAAGTTAAAATTATTCAATTAATGCCAAGCGCGGATGGGGGAATGCCACATACACGACCAGGCGGTATTATTTGCTATCCAGATTTTAGACAATTAATTTCAGGTACAACCCTAATTCATGAATTATGGCACGTCCATCAGCGCATCTTTAAAGATCTGTGGTTTAAGACATTTAAAAGACTAGGATGGACTATGTGGAATGGAGAGCTACCCGAACAATTAAATAAAGCCAGACGTTATAATCCTGATACAATTGATTGTCCTTTTTGGATATTTGATGATGAATGGATTCCTCTTCCAATCTTTAAAGATATTTCTAAACCAAATGTGGCAGAAGTAGATATATGGTTTTATAATCCTAAATTACAATATCACGTTAAAAGGATACCTGATGTACTCTTATCATATTTTCCAGATTTGCCAGCGGCTGCATATGAACATCCTCGCGAATTAACCGCATATATGTTATCTGAACCCGACAAATATAAAAATATGCGTGGCTTCAAGCATTTAATAGAAGCTGTTGGTGAATTATCAATTATGCCAGGCCATTTATTCGCATAGGATAGATATCTATCCATCTTATAGATTAGAATATGTGTAATAAAAATAAAAAATGCTGTGCGTGGATTTCCTTGGATTCAATTGGAATCTCGCCAGCGCCTAAGGGTTGTCTTAGAAATACTACATGGTTACGTTCATTAGAGATTCCATGTACTCAACCTATTTTAAATCAACTACAATATATAAAATCACCTACCGAATCACTAAAATGTATAAGTAATGTCGCACACGGTGCATTTGGTTATATAGATTCTGCGATATATAAAAAAGCTGACAGAAGCATTGAAGTGTATGTAAAAAGACCTATTATGCCTGGAAAATCGTTATTATATGAGGCATGTATTCAAAAACTTGTAGGCGATAGTCTTAGAAATATTGGATTTCCGACAGGCGCAGCACGTATATTAAGTATATTTCGTTTGAGGGATAATTCTGTATGTTTTGCTATGGAGCAGATTGATAATGCTATGACATTAGATAAGTATCTTGAAACTACAAATATTAATACTATTTCATCGGTGCTTATAGATTGTCTTTTACAATTATGTGCTATGTTATGGTATTTAGATACAACTCTGGGTATAAATCACAGGGATTTGAAACCTAGTAACTTTTTAATAGTAGAACATGAACCTATAAATAAAGTGCTACAAATTGGAGTGGATATTTTTGAAATTCAATCAAAATATTCTTTAACATTTATTGATTTTGGGTTTTCTTGTCTTGGTTCTACTGAGACACATATCTCTGATATTTCTCTCAGTACAGTTTATTCAAAATTGGATCCTTGTCCAAAAGAAGGACGTGATATGTATTTATTTTTATCATTATTATACATTGATTTTCATTCTAAACTCCCAGCTAAACTTTTAACATTATTTGAATCATGGATTAATATTAGCTCAATTATGAATACATTCATGAGAAAAGATAAAAAACATTCAAAAAATTGGATATATTATATTGCGGGAGATATAAGAATAAAACAATTTAATTCAATCCCTTCTAGGATTGTTAAAGATTTACAGGCACTTATTTAAGTTAGATGTCTGCGAAAAGCACTTATTTAGTTTGAATATCTGCTAATGATGCTCTCTTAGGAAACCAATATGTCATTCCATGATATATTTTAGAATTTTCACCACATTCTGCTAAACTCTGCGAATTACTTTCAAATCCACCATAGTACGTATTATAAGGAATATGTACCTCATCTGCGTCACCTAATAATGCTGCCATCCATGACATTGTTGAAGCGGATGTAATTAATTTTTTAGCCTTTAGCATAAAATCAAAGTCATCTCCCAATAGACCTGAAATAATGGTCGGATTTAGATCATTAAACTCTGCCAGATATTCCTTTTCCCATTCAGCCTTTGGCGTATTACATACGATATATAGTTTATCATACGTAATACCTTTAATAATTTCCTTGACCTTTTCAGGATTGTAAAGTTGTGATGTTTTATTTTCCATATCAATAAAATCAGCCCACTCAAATGCTCCAGCCAGGCGAACATGGAGTACTAGATCATTGGAAGTTGGCTGAATAGTATGTTTAGATTTGTACTTAAGGATATTACCAATCTTAATACGATTGCTTACATTTGCCATATTTTCCTCTACGAATAAGGAGCGTATAAAATCACGTTCCTTTAGAAAGATTTCAGAACGCTGGAAAAATCCATACATTAGAATATCTTTTGATGTATCAAACATGAGTTTCTCACCTTTTATGTAGGCTGTAATAATCTTTTTAAATTCAGTATCACCAATAACCGTATTAAATTCATAGTTAATTTGAAAAGTTGGTTTTACTTCATCATAGTCGTAAATTTTTCTAATAATCTCGGAAGCAAAGTATTGGAAAAGATTATTACCAAATTGGCCCTGGACTAGAAAGTATACAGTTTTCATCTTTTCTTTCTATTATGTGTAGAATTCTTTTAGGTTTCTATTTTAACGCATTACTATATGATTAATGTAGAGAATCCAATACTTTAACAAAACCATTTTTTAAATGATAATTTGAATTATTATGTAAAAGAAGGATAGAACTGCCAAAATTAAAACAACCTATTTTATCTCCAAGTCGAACAGTCGAATTTTGTTTAATAAGTAATTGAATTGAACCAACAAAAAATCCACCAATAACAATCATAAGCATTTCTTCTTTATCATTTTTAATATGTATTGCAATCTTTGTATTTTGAATTAAAGAAGAGTTAACGACTGTAATATTATTTCTGGAGAGCATATTTCGTGTACCTTGATAATACTCAATATTCATAATTTTACCAGAGATAGGGGCGTGAAAACAATGATAATCATTTGGTCGCAAAAACAGATTTATATATTTAGTAAAATCACGAGTATGTAATTGAATTTTTTCATTTTTAATAGTTTGAAATAAAGGGCCATTTGAAATCTCCCCACTATCCATAACAATCGCAGAACAGGGAGAAACAGCTTCCACATCTTTATTAATGTATGTTGGGTGTGTAATATCTCTTGTAAAATATGCGTTTAAAGAAGGATAATCGCTAAAAGACCCATTAAATATAGGATCTTTATAGAAGTAGGCAAATATACAAATACAATATTTGGAAATTGTTAGTAATGTAAACTGTGCTACAAAATAAAAAAAGGTGTCATAAAAAGATAAACCTCTTTCTAAATTCTCAATAATATACGCATTTCTATTTGGAATAAAACTTAGTTTTGTAAAAAGATTTACATAAAAATATGACACAAGAGGACAATTATAAAAAGTGGTAATAGAATCAAAAAAAATACAATTGTAATATAAATTATATTTTGGCTGCGGGGCGTTTAATGGAAAAATAGCATGTGTCTCTTCGCTATTTTCTATATTTTCTTCAAAAAATGGGTTTTTGACATGAAAAATTTTTGTTACTCCTAGAGCTAGTAAAATATCTGTTATATTTTTATCCCACTGTATATCGTGAAATACATTTACTATATAAAAAGTATCATTAATATTGATTAATTTTTTCTGATGTAATTCTTCAAATGCATTCATTATTATTACAGTAATAGAATAATATAATAACATAATAAATTCCGCATTATTGTATAAAAATTTATAATCCCTATAACTTAAAGCCTTCTGGCACTAAATTATTAGTAGACAACCATGGCATTTGTACAAGCAATGAATAACCCTACCGTAAAACTAGGTGTAAACGGTGCCGATGTCTACACTGAAGAGGGGGTTGGTGATTACAGAGTATCCCTTTTCACTATGCTTAATCGCGGGCTAAGTGGCGACTATATCCAAGAATATGTAACTAAGATTTTCAATAGTGGCAAGGTAGATGAAATGCGTGATATGTTTGTTATGGCGTTTCAGACACGTGATATTCGAGGTGGTAAGGGAGAACGCAAGCTATTTTATGACTTTATGGCGGCACTTTACAAACATGACAAGGAAATGGTTAGGCTAGTTCTTAGCTTGATTCCTGAGTATGGATGTTGGCGTGATATGTGGGAGCTTCTAAAGTATGTTCCAGAGCTTGAAACGCATATATTTGATGTCGTCGTTAAGAAGTTTAAAGCAGACTTGACCGCACATCATGATGGAAAATCTAAATTATCTCTGTTAGCCAAGTGGATCCCTCGTGAGAAATCTGGTATGTATGTTGGTCTGGCTTTAAAGCTTGCTAATCATATTTATGCGGATGTAGTATCGGAACGCAAACGTCTTGTTAAGTATCGCAAGGATGTTAGTATGTTAAATAAGGCTCTAAAAACGGTAGAAATCAATATGTGTGGCAGGGTATGGCAGGAAATCAAGCCTGAGGCTGTTCCTGGACGCTGTCTAAAGATTCATACTAAGGCGTTTCTGAATGAGCCCCTTAAGTCAAAGAAGGGCGTTGATAAGAGCGAAGAGAA